TTCCCAACCTCCCGGTTTGTTCCGCGCGCCGTGGCGACCTCAACCACAACGCCGATCGGCTTCACCTATGAGGAAGCGCAAGCTCGGGGTTTGGGCCCGCCGGCCCCGCGCTTTGAAAAAATACGATTTTCCGGGTGGGGCCTCAAGTGACCGAACCGTTATCACTCCGCTCTCGTGACCCGACCTCACTCACTCCCGGCGAGCGCAGCAACGTGCTCTGCGCTCTCTATGACCGAAACGCTGTGGTTGTCATCAAATATGACAACGGTTCTGCCGGCGCTTCCTGGTCGCAGCACCCGAACTTGATCGACGTTCACATAAACCGCGGGTGTTTGTTCGCCAGGAATCCGCAGCTGAATGAATTTGGCCATGATCCTGCTCCGTGGAAAGTATGCAAACATTAGCTGAGGCGTCGTTACGCCGTCGAGACAGACGAAAACCGACTGTAATTGCGTCAAAATTTCGCGAGGGCCGCGTCATGCGCCAGTGCCGCCGCGCTCTGATTGCTGCCGGTGGACGACCCCTGATGACGCGCGATTTGCTGCGCTGGGCTTATCCGCGGCTCGAACGATTCCAATGCTGGCACTATTGGTCGATCTATCGAGCCGCACCGCGCTACGCGACCAAGGTTGATCGTGTTTGGCTGCCGCGCCGACGTGAGTAGAGGCGTGAGTAGATCGCGCTAGGCCAACGATAAGCGAGTCAGATCAATGCAATTGGGCGGATGAAGTATCCGCCGGGAGGCTACATGAAGGACGTTCGTGAGGTTGCCAAGCGTGAGAGGGCTCGCGCCGCTGAGCCCCAGCGATGCGTCGTCTGCGCCAGATGGTTCACCAGGGGCAAGGGCTGGACTTGCTCCTATTCGTGCCGCCAGCGCTTGGAGGGCCAAAGCAATGCACCGCGTAATGGGTAAAAACGACCCCCGGCCGGGGTTTCCCAATAGGGCGGGTCCTCTTTCCCCAATCGTCCATCATCTCCCTACAGCGCAAATCGAAAATAGGGGTCCCAAATTTTTAGGAGTCCCAGCTTTTGGAGTCCCGTGATTTTTAGGAGAGCTGATGAAAATTGATCTACGGCATTATTGTCGGAATCCGAAGTGTAGGAGCAAGCTGAAAGAGCCGGTCGAGAATTATCATAAGGCATTTTGTGCGCGCGGCTGCCATTCAAGCTTTTATCTGAAGCGTTGCCTGGTTTGCGAGCGGCCGATAGCCAAGAAATCCTCGCTCCGGGAGATTTGTAACAAACCCGCGTGCCGCAGCGCCTTTCGAGTCAATAAAAGCTATTACCGCTACCCCGGTGCCAGATCCGTCGCGATCGCCTCAGAAGTGCCCGATTTTATTGGGCCGAAATGGGCAGTCGTCGCGGGTCCTCGGCCAACATCCGATCAATTCCATTGCGCCACTGTCCCGGATGGTCCGGACTGTCGGTGGAAGGGCGGTGAATACGAACGCATCGAGGCCAGGAGCCGCGCTGCGATTGATGATTGTCTCACCGAACCAGACTGGCGGGAGGTCATCAGTCCCGATGGCGTGCGTTGCTGGGTTGCCGGGAAATGACCGACCAGCCCCGCATGATCTCCGTACTGTCGAGCACCAACGGCTGCATCGGCTTTCTACGCAACACCGCTAGGGGCGTCACGGCCTACGACGCTGACGGCCAACCGCTCGGCTTGTTCGAGGATAAGACTCGGGCGGTCGAAGCGATTGCATCGGCCACGATGAGTCAATCTGCCGCAGCTGCGGGCGACCGGCACTTTTGGGGCAAACATGGGACAATATAATTATAGAAATGTGAGGATTTGATTGGGGCTGATTCGTAAAACCATTGGCGATAATTCTTACTTACGCCGGCTAAATTCCATCCACCGCTTCAACCTACGCCAGATCGAGAAGAACCGCTTTCCGGTTAAATGCGGATGCGTTGTCTGCGGCGAGAGTTTCTTATGCAGAAACATCCAGCAGTATATAGCGCGGCAGTATTATCTCGGTCCTGATAAGGACGGCGCTGCCCGGCATGTTTGCTGGGGCTGCGGTCTCAAGAGCAAAGTCGGGATCGCGGCGAGGACGCTTTACCACCTTATCGACTCCATTCCGGTGTCGTCGCGCGATGATCTGGAGATTTATCCAGACGACTATCGCGAAGCGCTGATTCCGCAACCGCTGCAGAGCAATTGGAATTGGCGCAAGCTGAAACTATGGCATCGCCAGGGAATGCTGCTTTGTGGCGTGAGCGGCAGGGCCCTGCTGGGCCGCGACACGCTTGGCCTTCGCGACTATACCGAGCCGACGAAGCTTTTAACCAGGTTCGACAGATACGAATTTGCCTGGCGCCAAAAGGCCGCCTCGCCTGTCCGGCACATTCTGGACATGCCGGGGCCTACGGAATGGTCGCACGGTTGCGATGTTCGGCTCAGTTTATATGCCTTGGGCTCACTAAAGACTCCGGAAGAACAGCGGCTGCTGGAACGCATTGGCCGCTTCTACAAGAATAGCTGCTGGTTCCCGCAACTGGGTCCGCGCCGTCTGTTCGATAAATGCTACGCCGGCTCTTATAAGAAGCTGCAGGCGTTTAAGGGTGCGCGCAATCCCCACTTACGAGCGGAGACGTTTGACGCCGAGCAGCTTCAGGTGATGGAGGGGCTGCAAGCGGCGGTCGGCGGCGTAGTCGATATTTTGATCCCTGGCATACCCAGCCGCCGCGTCGCCGTTAAGCGCCATACTGCGCTGGCGGCGACCCGTGAAACTTACAACGAGCGGTGGCAGTCCTGCTGGCTTGTTGAGCCCGGGCCCGACAATGTTGTCGGACTGAGTAAAACTTTTCGCAAGAACCGAAGTCTCAATATTCCACGCGAGACCATTGAGGCGCGTGACCACTTGGTCGCAAACATAAAACACAACTTCGGTCAGGACCAACAGAAAGTAGTAGCCTGATGAACAGAACCACACTCGAATATGTTCTGAATTCGATGTATATCGCGCTCGTCTCAGCGGGCAATATGACCGATCATCAACGAGCACTGGCGAACGATACGCTTTTCGTTTGTGCCGATCTGCCGTGCGCTCCTCCCTTTGCCCCGGAGATTCTGCGGCGCATTGCCTGCAACGCAGTCAACCAAGAGGCGGTTGACTTCGATCCGCCAGCACCGGCACCGACTCGTCGCTTTTCAGTGATTACCGGCGGCAATAGCGCTGCCTGATTATTTTCAACAAGGAGATTGGAATGAAACTTTATCACCCGGTCGGCTACGACCTTGCGGCCCATGGCGTAAAAATTTCCCAAACCGATGATTTTAAGGCGGCAGCCAAACAACTCGGCATTCGTGCCGAAGATTTTCAGATCGCAGTCGTTGCCGAACTAAAAGCACTCATTGCGAAACAGCGGGCGGCAGAGTTGGCCGAATACGAACAGGTCCTAGGTGCTCGCGCCCTCACGGCTGCAATCGAGAAAGCGAAGCAAGCCAAAGAGGCCGCATGAGTCGCCTCTGGCGATGGCTACGCCGTCTCTTTTTTAACAACCACAAGGATGGCTCGCCCGCCGAGCGCCGCGATGTGCGCTGGTGGGGCTAATCTTTAGGACCAACAATGAGCAATTACTACGGCAAGCAATTATCGTCTCGACCGGTAAGACTCCAAGAGCTGGATTACACCGGCAGCGGCACCCAGGTCACGACCAATCTCGGAGCCGGAATTTTTCAGGTGCGTATTGTCTCGGATGTGCGCGGCTATGTTTCATTCGGCAGCACATCAATCACCACCTCCAGCCGCGACACGGCTACCGTCGAGATATTTCCCAATCTTAGCGGAGAATATTTCACGGTAACCCCAAATCAGGTGCTCGCCTTCAGTTCAAGTTCAACGTCTAGCGGCTCCGTGCTTATCACGGAGGTCGCGTGACCAATGAAGCATTCGAACAGGAGCGCAGCTCTGCCTGGCAGGCTGTACGGGAAAAATATATGAACGAAAACATTGAGCAGGAAAACTTCGGCCATGCGGCGGAGCTCGACCGCGCCGGTTATGAGCAGATGCAGTCCGCGTGGCCTGTTAAGGAAGCCGATGCCGAACCGATAGAGGGCGGACGGGAAGAGTTAAGCAAGGCCGCGTCTGAAATAGTTGAAAAGCGCGACAGGGCGCAACGCGATTATGAGGGCCGGCCGGTCGATGTCGAGCGTAGCTATCTCCGCATCGGCGGCGACAAAAGCGGCGAGCCAATGCCGGCAAATCAGGTCGTATCACCAGAGCAGGCCGCGTCCGACCTTGCCCGCGCTCGACGTGACGATGCTGAGATCGAACAGACGCTATTAGATCAGCAAATCGCCAATGCGATTGACCAGCTCCGCCAAGATGTTCAGCCGCCGCAGCAGCAGCCGGAAGCGGCGCCAGATGTCCCGACGGTACAGCCGGAAATCAATCAAGCTGCTGCTTCCGATGTTGATCCCGACGTTCAGAGGGCGCTTTCCAACCCGAAGGTATTGGCCGCTGTCCAACAACACGTCCAGCAACACGAGGCAAGCGCCAAGGTAGCCTTCGATGCTGCCATGCAATTCATTCAGGACAACGGCCGACTCGCCATGGCGGCGATCTTCGCTGAGCCCGAGCTGCAGAATCTTACTTTCGATCAATTGCCATTGGCGCTCGCCGCAATAGCGAGAGAAAATCCCCAGCGGGCCGCCGAGCTTCAAGTCAGAATTTCGCACCTCGCGGCGGTTGCCGACCAAGGATTGAAAACACAGCAATACCAGCACGCCCAACAGCAATATGCAGCCACGCAGCAATTCCAGCACGCGGCAAGGCAGCACGATGACGCCTTTGATCGCTGGTCGGTCACCCAAGAAAGTCCAGAACGAGTCAAAGAAATTTCATCGTACGCCAGAAACATGCTTAAGGCTGCCGGGCTTTCTGAGGCCGATATTCAAGCACACTGGGAATCGAACCCGCTGCTTCGCTCGGCGGGCGGTCAGCAAATTTTATTTGATGCGGCTCGCTTTCGCATGGCTCAGGCGGGTGCCAGGGACAAAGTGCAAAAGCCGGTTCCCACTGTTCAACGCCCCGGCAGTCCGCTCGCTCGCGGTTCCGATGACGACTATTCCATGCAGAAATTGAACGCGAAGTTAGATCGCTCAACAGGGCGCGAAGCACTGAGGGCGGCGGCTGATCTTGTCACAGCGAGAAGGGCGCGGAGGTAATGCATGGCCCATGACGACGTAAGTTTGAACGAGCAATTTGAAAACCTGACGAGACGCTTCGGCGATTGGGAGGGTTACAAACGGGATTATTTTGCCCGCCTTGACCAGAAGCAACGCGCGAATGAGCTAAGCATTTTCGATCAGGCACTGCAGGACGAAGCGAAACCCTCCAAGGAGTTCGCTGAGCATTGGGCGCGCCGGCGCGAACTAGAACAGTTAGATGGCCTGATGAAGCGAGCGGGCCGGTGAACTTAGCCCACGCGATTGCCGTTGCTCATGAGAAGAACGAAGCGGGCTTGGCAAATTTGATTGCTGCGCCAAAGCCAGAGTTGCAAAGCGATGCGCTGGTGTGTGTCCGCAGGTTTGCAGATTGGGCAAAATCCAAGGGAGTGCCATTTCTTCCCGCCCAACCAAGCACTGTCGCGGCTTACATCCGCTTCGAGAACAAAAATGGTGCGAACTTCCAGCGCATTTTCGAAACCGTGCGGGCAATCGAGCAACTGCACGATACGGGCGCGCTGAGTAATCCCTGCGCCACCATGGCGGTTCGGCATGAGCTCGGATGCATCTATCACATAGATGCGCCCCGCTCGTGGCCGAAAACGGATCGTCCATTATTCAATAGTTTGCCGATCGAAGTTCGGGCCGTCATTGAGCGGCGGTCCGAGCAGGATTCAAAAGTATTAAGGCGTCTTCAGAACGAGGCCGCTGAGCTACGGAAGCAATTAAACACAAGCAATTTGAAAGGAACTGAAAATGTCACCACCGACCAAAAAACAGCTCAATAAGGGCTTCTACGGCTTCACAAGCGACGATGCCGAATTCTTGAAAGTTGACTCCTCGCCCTGGAAGGCTTCGGCAAGTGGCGTCGGGTACAATTCCAAATTCAAAGATGATTACGGCTATCGCGCCGGCCAGGGCGCTTATTCCGACGAGCTGGACGACGGGCTGAAACTACAGAACCGCTTGCCCGATGAACGCCGCAACTCCGTCAGCAATAAGTTGGCCGATCTTCCCTACGATGCTGAGGGGATGGGCTCTGGCTCGGCGCTATTAGGAGGGGCTGGGCCGTTGCCCCAAAAATATGGGGTAGGAAAAGGCCGGCCCCGCTACGCGCCGAAAAGCGGTCCGCAGTCGAACGCGGATGACCAATAATCATGTCGCTCGCAGCAAAGAAACATCACCGCTCGCCGGCAGATCTCGCTGCCGACATCGCGCGCATCCAGCAAGACATTGCCGATTATATCGATCGCCGCGTTGCTGAGGTGAAAGCATCAGCGGAGGGCGCGGACCTGCCGATCGAAACTTTGCGGCACCTCCTCTTTCAGGGAGACTGCGCCTGCCGCGCGGCGATGAGGTTTCTCAATGAGAAATGAATTTCTCGTCCCGCTATTGGGTCTGGGCGATGAGCAATCACCGCCCGTAACCGTTACTTGGAAAGAGGGCACGGTTATCTACCGGGGAATCCTCGGCGGCTACGAACCAGCGCGCGAACCCCACCCGCCCGCCAATGTCGTGTCACTCGACGAGTGGAGGAACAAGAATGAGTCTCTTCGTCAAAGGCCAATCTAAGACGGGCGGGCGCGCCAAAGGTGCAAAGAACCGTCTGTCTCATGCGTTCCTGACGGCGCTCGCGGACGATTTTGAGCAGCATGGCATCGAGACTCTAAAAATTGCGCGGATCGAGCGGCCAGTAGAATACATCAAGGTTGTCGCCGGCCTCATGCCCAAAGAGCTTGAGATAATGGATTCGCGCTTAGCCGATTTATCTGACGAGGAATTGGATGTCTTTATTGCCAAACTCCGAGCCCAGCTCCGAGGCGCTATTACTCCGGAGCCTGGAGACGGAGAAGGAACGCAGACTCACCACTAACCGACTGCAATACTACAAGCCATATCTGAAGCAGCTCACCTTCCACACCGCTGGCGCAGCGCACCGTGAAAGGTTGATGTGCGCCGGTAATCAGCTCGGCAAAACATTGGCCGGTGGTTTCGAGGCTGCGATGCACGCCACCGGTCGCTATCCCGATTGGTGGAAGGGTAAGCGGTTCGACAAGCCGACAGTAGGCTGGGCCTGTGGTGTCTCGGGCGAAGTGGTCCGCGATACCGTGCAGCGCATTCTATTGGGGCGTTCGGGTGCTATCGGCACCGGCACAATCCCGAAGGATGCCATCGTCGAGACGATCACTGCCCGCGGCATCGCTGATTTGATCGGCACGATTAAAGTTCAACATGTCTCGGGCGGCGTGTCGCTGATTGGACTGAAATCGTACCTTGCCGGGCGCGAAGCCTTTCAGGGCGAAACGCTGGATTGGGCGTGGGCCGATGAGGAGTGAGACGGCGGGATTTATACGGAGCTGTTGACCTGCTTAAATGTCGGCAACGGCCCTCTGTTCATGACCTTCACACCGCTGCTTGGTGTCTCAGAGGTCGTTCGCCGCTTCTTGCACGAGAAGTCGCCAGACCGTCATACGACGTTCATGACGATCGACGACGTGGGGCACTTTTCGGACGAAGAGAAAACGCGGATTATTGCGAGCTATCCTAAACATGAGCTTGAAGCCCGCACCAAGGGCATTCCGATATTGGGCTCCGGCCGAATCTTCCCCGTCGAAGAATCAAAGATCGTCTGCGAGCACCGCGATTTTCCAAGTCACTGGCCGCGCATTGGCGGAATGGATTTCGGTTGGGACCATCCCTTTGCTGCAGTCGAGCTGGTCTGGGACCGCGACACCGATACCGTTTATGTGAACCGCGCTTACCGGCTCAAAGAATCGACGCCAATCGAGCACGCCGCCGCAATCCGCTCTTGGGGCAAGGAGATCCTGCCCTGGGCGTGGCCTAGAGACGGAAAGCGAGAAACATTGGAAGGCGCCGGCATTGCACTCGCAGAGCAATACGGAGCGCAGGGCCTGAATATGCTGCACCAGCATGCGCAGTTCGAGGATGGCTCGGTGAGTGTCGAGGCTGGTTTAGTGTCGATGCTCGATCGTATGCGCACCGGTAAGCTGAAAGTTTTCAAAGAACATTTGGATTGGTGGGAGGAGTTCCGACTCTATCACCGTAAAGACGGCAAGGTAGTTAAAGAGGGCGATGATTTGATGTGCGCGACCAGATACGCGCTGATGATGCTTCGCTTCGCTTCGCCAAGACCAAATCATTTTCCGATAAATGGCGGGCGCCCCTCGAATACGTACGGATCAACATCGCATGAACGACATCCACAAGGTCTCGATTCAAGTCAGGGCGCCGAAAGGTTCGTTCGAGGGCGAGATTGCCGAGGGCTACTACTGCGTCGTCGATGGCGCAGTGGTTTTAACTGATGAGCACGGCAAACCGACTGGCGACGACAAGCACCATCTGGGTCCCGGCCAGGATGCGAGAGGTATTGCCTGCATGTTGGTGAGGCGGCGGCGGCGCAACAGTAAGGGCGTGCGCGGCTTCAATGACAGGCTTGTCTATCCGAAAGTGAAATTTTAGTTCCCGAAGGAGCTCAAGGGCCTTCGTGATCGGCCGGACCCGGCGAGCGTGATGCGGTCGGGATCGGAAGCAGGGCCGCGCCCGAGCAACGACGGGTGCGGCTCACCGATTTTGCCGGAAGGTCTCCCCCCTTTGCTCCCTACCGGCAAGGGGCGGCGCTTTAGGCCGGACGAACGCCGAAGCGTCGCTCTACTTTCATCGTCCTGATCGCGCGTGAGCAAACACGCCCGACACTATAACCAAAGTTATTAGCTTGCGTGCTTTTGGCAGATCAAATCAACTGAATGTCTCAAAAAAGCAAAACACGCCCAACACTATAACCGAAGTTATAGTCTATTCGCGATTGACTCGTGTGAAATGCCACGGGATAAAAGCTCACCAAGTGAGTGACGGGCCGGGAGAGGCCCGGAGTAGTAAAGGCTGAGGGGCGCTATCCAATGAAATTGCAAAACTTGTTTGCAGACGCGACGGCGTCTGCGCGGTCACTTTTTGTCATTGCTTCGGTCGTCGGAAGCCAAGTTCTGATGACAGGGACGGCCAGTAGCGCGACCTGGACACTCAATGCCGAGCTCGCCAACACGGCCGGCGGCAGCCCAGATACTTTCAATTCTGGCACGGCAACGAGTGTCAGCTTGCCAAACTCAGGTACCTTCATCCAGGTGGGTACGGCGACGGCGAGTGTAGGTGTCAATGGTATCACAGGATTTGCAATGGCAAGCGCCTCAGGCTCCGGTACCGTAAACGGATCGGCGAGCGCCGAACTCAACTACAATTTGATTGTAACGGGACCAACTAATTTTAATTCATCTATTTTCGTGCCGGTCGGTGTTCTTGCCGAGATCACGACCAGCGTTGGCGGCAGCGGAACTGCAAGCGCATCTATTAGCGTGGGTGGTATTCCTAGAGAGAACGGCAGCAACGGTACGGGTTTCAACGGAGAGATGCAGTTGTTGCTTTTGCCCGGCACTTACCTAGTGGAATTGCAGGCTAATGCCGCTGGTTTTGGTGACGGCAGTTCTGGAAGCGCGACAGCCGATCCGCATTTTTTTATCGACACATCGTTCGATACATCATTCGATCCGACGGGTTACTCGGTCAGTGTGGATAGCGACGTCGGAAACGGGTTTCCACCGGGCTTTGGTCCTACCGTAACGCCACTTCCTGCCGCACTCCCACTGTTCGCCACCGGCATCGGCGGTTTAGGTCTGCTCGGCTGGCGCAGGAAGCGGAAGACGCAGGCGGTCGCCTAGTCCAAAAACAATTCACAGAACGCGAAAGGTCGCCGAAAGGGCGGCCTTTCTGCTTGTCGGGTCGCGGCACGAACATCATCAGCCGTGTGGATAACAAAATTCGAGCCTCGATGTTGGCCAAATTTGCGCCAAAAAACGGCCGCATGCGGCAAGGCAAAATACGCAGCATCGGCTATGGGGGGATTAATATGAATCAGCTAACTGTAGAACCATTGCGCGCGTTGACCAGGCGGCGGCGGCAAGTCGCAACCTTAGTCAGTAGAGGACTTTCCAATAGGGCGGTTGCTGAGAAGCTAGGCCTAACCGAAGGCACGATCAAAGTTCACTTGCACGCGATCTACGAGAAATTAGACGTTCATTCCAGGGACGAGCTAACGACCGCTTTAACAAATAGCTCCTGAGCGTGATCGACTGGGTGAGCAAGTAAGCGAGCACTATTGTCTGGGCGCCTCCTGCATCACCAACTGAAGGCGATTTTCGATCCCGAGTTTGCGATAGATACTGTGAAGATGAATTTTGACGGTTCCCTCGCCGATGCCGAGGCGATGCGCAACTGCTTTGTTCCGCAAGCCTTTCGCAACTAACGCTGCGACCTCCGACTCTCGTTCTGTAAGCATTCCTACCTGCTCATTCGC